AGGTCGTTTCCAGTTTCAGCGAATTGATCCAGAACTTGAATGAAAAACTCTTTGCGGGTGGTGATCATTTGTGTTGTTAATTGGGTTGAAGATGTTGGGTGTCTTTATAGCGCATCCCATTCTATTCTTATCAGTCTTCTAACAAATGAGGGTAGTAGTTTTCTACCTCTTCTTTCAGTTCTTCGTCTGTATAAATGTCCATCTCTTTGTCGATCATATCAAACAACAATGCCATCATATCTTTGATGTCCATTCCATCAATAATCTCGTTGATGTATGCGTCTTGGAGTTGTTCGCGGTTCATGTCAGTTAGTGTCAAACAGTTGCAGGGGACAGAGATACTTCAACTCGTTTCAGATTCAATCCTGCGAGTTGATCAAGAACGCGATTGTGAATCTTATCACAAGCGTTCTTTGCACGAGATTGCTCATACCAAATGGTACGGCATCCGTCGTTGGTTTCTACTTGGATTCGGAACGTTTGCATCAGTTTGAATCAGAAAGGGTTGGACCAGTTGTATGCTTGATAGTTGGAAACATAACCCTCTTTGTTAAGCATATCAACAAAGTTGTTCCAGGATTCACGTTTGGCAACCACGTCACCTTTGAGCGAAGGATCGGAGATAGTTTCACACTTCCAGTTGTAACGAAACTGCGAAAGAACTTGTGCTTTAGTGTGACGCATGAGTTGTTGTGAATGAAAGGACAAAAGTTGAACTTAGTTGTTTTCAGTCAGTTCGAAGATCTTACGGATCTTGTTTTGTGCAGACCTAGACAGTTCTGCTTCTTCAGAACCATAATCTTGATAGTCACTCAGAGCAGAGAAGATTGCATCCCACTCATCTTCAGTGAAGAGATTGCGATAGACTGTTGCGGAGAGTTGTTGAGACATTTGAGTTCGTTTCCTTTGACTCTTATAGAATACACGAGAACCGACCCTTCGGCGGTTTTAGTGGACAGTTCTAGAACCGTCCCATTTTGCTTTACCAATACTTGGCACATGCATCATCATAAGATGCACCACGAGGAACTTGCGAACAGAATCGCTCCATCTTCGTGTCTTGCATTTGTGTTACACTTCGAATGGCATTGATCCCAATGTTTGTACCAATGATGACGATGACTGCTACAAGAATTAAACGCATGATTCAGTTAGCGATGAGATCCATGTTCAGGTTGTTGACACACTGCACACCGCAGTAGTATGCATCCAGAAACTTATCGAAAGTCTCGACAGTTTCAGTAACCGAGTGAAGAGGAGTTACCTCTTTACGATAAGAAACAGTGAAGACATCAACAGTTCCATCATCAACATACTTTGCAGAATGAGTGATAGCAATGTCGCTATTCTCTTTGAAACGATAAACAGAACGAGTGTTGAGGTGATGAGCAGTCAACTCACTGCCAAAGTATTGCTCTGCTTTCCAACCTTGACGAAAGAGTGACATTTGAGTTGCGTTGTTTTCCATGTTGTTACTATTGCACAGATCCGGATCGCCCGTAGTTCGGCATGATACCAAACGGCAGATCCATTGATCAGTGCCCTTTATCGGTGACCCATAGAACGATAATCTCCTATGCTACACATTCCTTGATAAACTTCCGCAGTTCGGAAGACATTCCAGGAGAAAGTGTAGAACGACCTTTGCTCCCATGAGTCGGAAGTGTGAAAGTTCGTTGTACCTTAACGTGTGTGACTTTCAGGTGTTTGCCACCCTTCTTGATCACACATCCAACCTCCGAAGTGACTTTAATCACCTCAGACATTTTCATCGGACGAGTAGACTTTGCCATGATAAAAAAGTGCTGTGGGTTTTTCCACTCCTCTACAATACAGACAAACCCGACAGAATCCAGCGGAATCTAGGAGACTGAAACAATCTGTAACAATTAGTTGTTATTATCTTCCCAAGGCACATCCGACATATCGAGTTCACCATTGACACAAAACTCTTCAAGAAGATAATCAACAGTGACTTCCATCATAGCAGCAATGCCTTCGAGTTGAATGAACTTATCAAGTTCAATTTCGTAGTATTCAGTTTCAACAGTGTTAGTCAACATGTCGATGTTAGTGTTGTCGTTGTTGGAATGTTTCATGATTAAATGTCAACGAGTGGTGCGTTGGATAAACTCTCCAGTCATCTTAAATGCTTCACCAGTGTGATAGCGAACAGGTGCAAAGATGAAGAACGCAACCAGATAAGTAAGACCGATCAGTTTCATTTTGTTGGGAGACTTGAAGGACAAATACTTACGTCGGGACATTAACTTAATCAGACGATGGTATCAGAATTGGGATCAAAAGTTACCTCAGAAATAACATCAAAATCCTCAGTCATTTTGACGTAATTCCACTCACCTTCATCCTCACCTTCTTGATAAAGATGAATGAAACCTGCGGAATCAGTTTTTACAAAACAACCATCATAATTGTCCTCATCGAAGACATAACCAGATGCAATCAGTGCGTCAGTGAAAGTCATTTGAGTGCAATTCCTTTGACTCTTATAGTATTGCACCGATTGGGTGCGTTTGGGGAGAATAGTGGACAGTTCTAGAACCGTCCACTTTTGCTTTACTTAGACCTCAGCATTAGGATCTAACATTTTAGCATCCAGATCAAGAACGTCTGCAATTCTATAGATAATCGTCCAAAGATTGTCGTCCTCGTCATCTAAAGTTTCGCAAGTCTTTTGCAGATACTCTATATCTATTTGCATTTCAGTGCATTTAGAGTCAAGATCATCAACGAGGTGAGCAATCTCTTCAATGCGATCTTGAAGTTCTTCAATGGTGTTTTTAATGAACATGATGTTTGCTTTAGTAATTGTTCAGATTACGGTAAGGACGATAAGAAGAACCGTACATAGATTGGTTGTAACGTTTCTGGTCAAGAATATCCTCATACTCATCAGGAGTGAGGTAATCTTCCCAGCAACCGCTATACTCTTCTACTTGAACTTTGTCAGTGTAGTTGTAGTTCACCATGCGACTTGTGCCTCCTTAATGTCAGAATTGTAATACTTTTGGAAGATAGAATTGATCACAGGATACCAGGGTTCATTGCTACTCGGATACCCACATTCTTGTGCATCACGAAGAAACTTAAGGATGCAAGTCTGTTCATCTTGAGTTAGATCAACTCGGTTAAGATTGTAACCAGTGTTCATTTGTTTGCGGGAAAGTTACGGCAGACAGCATCACACAAGGTTTTCACCAATTCATTCTTATCTTCGTTGTATTCATCTCCCCAAGTATCATAAAAGAAACCTTCAATGATACAATCAATGTCTTCCATCAGTTGTTCACGAGCAGTCAGCATTTCGAGTTTGTTGTTCATTTGTTAAGCGGAGTGAAGAACCAAAGAATAATTAAAGAACCAAGAATAACCGTTGTCATCAGTAGTGTGCTTCAGAAGTGTCAAGTTTGTCAGACCATTCTGCAATCTTGTCGTAGCATTTCTTACGAGTGTTCTCACAATCCTGACCGAAGTCAGTCAGGAATTGAAAAGCATATTTGATGCGATTCTCAGGTTGAGCAAGCACACGATCCAATTCTTTACGCTGTTTCTCTACACGAGCATTGTGAGCAAACATCTCACGATCAGCGAAAGAAGTGGTGAAGTAAGGGTGCATTAAGTTCGTTTCCTTTGACTCTTATAGTATTGCACCAATCAAGACCCTTTGGCGGGTTTAGTGGACACTTCGCTCAACTGTCCACCGGTCTCTTGTTTCTTTGCTCTGTTGTTGGTAATCTGCCGATCTAATTCATAATGAATGGAGATCAATTTGTTGATCATAAACTGCTCGTACTCGTTACCTTTCAGAAGTTCAATAACATTATTCACTTGCATTTGTGCAAGGATAAGATTAGTTTGTTCAGTCATCCCCATGCCTCCATGAACTCATCAAGATGGTAAATGTCATCCGTTGCTGTTTCTTCAATCAACTCATCATAGGACATTTCTTTCAACATTTCAAGGTATTCTTCAGGAGTTGCATCCTCATCTGGATCAAAATCATCATGACAAAGAAACACATACTCATTGTAGAGTGCGTCAATAAGTTGCTCTTTGGATACAGTCATTCTTCTAAACGAATAAATTGATTCATCAGATTCCAATAAGTGTAATAGTAATCTTTCTCCATGTTGTTACGAACAAGACCAGAGAAAGAGTGTAGATTGTTTCGCTCAATCTTCACTCTATTCTCATCCCACCACTTATCAAACTCTCTTGCTTTTTTATAGTGGAGTTTGGAGATTGAATCATTATCGTAATTCATCGGATATAAAGAAAACCACCGTATTGATCACAAATGAGAGGATTATCTGCCAGTTGATCAATATAGAAACGAATACCCTTTGCAGGTGCTTTAACCGATGCAGGTTTGTAACATGCACCAGTGGCATTCTCCACGAACATGTAAGCAGAACGTCCACGTTGACGCTCACCACCAGAGACCAAATAGGTCATCAGTTTGATATACTTACGACCGAACTCTGCTTCAACTTGGTAATAAGTATTGTGACCAGATTCAATGGAATTAACTTTCCACTCATTGTTCAATCGTTCCACGAGACTATCAACGAGGAACTCGGATTTGGTTTGATTCAGAACAGCAGACATTTGATCTCGTTGTTGTTGGTGAAAGTGTTGTTTAATTAAACTCATTAACACGCCATCCCAAGACCACCTTGAAACTGAGGAATCTCGTTGAAACCAGTTACATTGTAACCGTAACCTTCAACCCGAGAATCTACCTCACGTTGGAAGTCTTTCTTGTTAATCAGAGACTTGGATTGCGTCCCACCCATGAAAGTAACGATCTTAATCATGCGGGACTCGCTAACACTTCCGTCATTGAACTTGACGGGATAGAAGTCAACAACCATGTTGCCATCTTTAGAAGTGAGTTGCATTTGACGCGATTCCTTTGACTCTTATAGTATTGCACGGATCAACGGGATCCGCAACCGATAGTGGACAGCACGGCGACTGTCACATTGCTCCTACTCCATGCAGTTCTGCTTCAATAACATCAAAGATCTCGCTATAAATGTGATCGTAATCGTCTAGATTTCTAATAACTTTCTCCGCAACATCATCACTAATGTTAAACTTTTCTCCCACACAGTCAGGATAATCAACTACATCATCTTTAGTAAAGATCCATGCAGCAACAGGTGCATTTTCTCCATGATATTGAATCAATTTCTCAACAGATTTGCGGAGTTCTTTGAGAGTGCGAGTCATGAGTTTCACTTGAGAATGATACGGTAGTCAATACTTTTGATGCACCATCCTACCATCGAGGTGATCTCTTCCACCAAATCATCACCATCAACTGCCTCCCAAATCGACCCGATAATCTCATCAGTCAGATCCATGGCATCGCTATAACAAAACTCCTCAGGATCATCAAAGGCATCCTCAAAATCAAACTCAATTTCAGTAACTTGGAATTGCATGATAATACTCAGACAGATTCTTTACGGAGTTCAGAAACAATTTGACTCAGATCATCAATAGCATAATTCATTGCAGATTTGGAGTAACCAGTAGCAAACGGGTAACTACGATCATTATCACCAGACTCAAGATCTACCTCATAACAAACATTAACTGCTTTGGTAAGTGCGTCGATAACTTGTATCAAACGTCCGTCAAGGTTGTGCATAACGAATTAGGTGTGATTCCTTTGACTCTTATAGTATTGCACCTTAGAGACGATCCTGGCGCCTCTGGTGTGCAGTTTGAAGACTGTCACCAGGACTTCTGTGCGGTGAAGTTTCTGAAACTAAACTCCCGACGATTGATGAGTTTATATGTACCAAACTCATTGGTCATAACGTAACCCTCATGATCACATTCTTCACCAGCAAAGTAACACTCAATGTCCTCATCAGTAGACATACCTTCCATCAACAAATGTTTGATGTGGATGATAAGTCGATAGAGGAAAGTTAGTCTCTTACCCATACCTGCATGGGACAAATCTTTCTCTTCACGAATACACTTATTGATCGCAACTTTCAGTTCTTGTCCTTCTTTTCCTTCAGGTAATCTAAGAAAATTGCTAACCAAATCTGCAAGACCGAGAAGGTAATCAATGCGACGATGACGGGAGGTAATGGATGCATTAGTGTTCAAGAAATGAGTCTTAGTTTGTTGAAAAGGTTTCTCTTTTGGACGTTCAGAATATACTTCGGGAGGAGTAACATCCCAAGGGAAACCGAAGCGAACCTCTGCATCTTTGATGGTCTCACCAACATAATGAGTGTGTGCAGCAAAGACTATAGATTCAGGATGAATCTCCTGAGTCATCTTGTAAGTAATTGTATTCGGAGTAAATGTATTTGAACCACCCCAACCTATGAAGTCACCTTGATAGATTCCCTGCAATCTAGGAAGACATTCAAAACACATGTGCAGGATGGATGCTACATTTGGAATGTGTCCGTGATTAGTTTCAATATCTGCGTGGTTATAGTTAATCTTAATCTTCTTCTTATTGAATACACTTTTCGTACCCACAAAGAACTTACCGTTCTCGGGATTGATACCCCAAACTACAGCGGGAGCACCATCATACTTGACGGATAGAGTATTGTTACGTTCCCACAGAAAGTTAAGCATCTGACGGAAACTATCCCGACCCTCAAGTAGAGAATCCTCAGGATGTTCTAAGTGAGTGTTCTTTTTCATATTAGTATCATTGCACAAAAAAACTCCCCTGTCAAGGGGAGTGTGCAGCATGTTTAACTGTCACTACGATATGCTGGTTCTATTCCATTTATTGTACGTTTGTCATGCAATTTTGTCAGAATAGAATCACAGTCCCAATAATCTTTTGAACTTGTTGTAGTTTTATTGATTTGATAATATCTAACAGCATCATAAATGACACTGTACTCTTTTGCTGTTAGATTCATTAGGTAGTAAACTCTGAAACAATACACGAATCTAGACCATCTTCAGCAAGTGCGTAAGTGTAAGACTTCTCGATATTTTCTCGGAGTTTATTGTAATGAGGTTGATTAAAGTTGCCCTCATCTTCAGCAACGATCAATTCAAAACACTCTTCGTCATCTTCAGCAATCACATTCCAGATTCCACCATATTCACTACTGGGGAAGGGAACATAATGATCCACGACATAGAAAAACTTTTGTGCCATTGTTGTTTGTAAATTACCTCTAAAGTGTAAATGTTTTGTTCAGATTTGTCAAGTATTACCAACCCCTATCTGCTAACCAACTGCCAACTTTCCACGCCAACCAACCGATAAAACCACCAAGAATCATGGCGAGAATACCAGTGGAAGATATAGTTGCTAGACCCCAAATAAACAGAAGAGCAGAAACACCAAGACCAAAGACTACAATATTTGCACTAAAGTCCATGTCATAACCTTCACTGGAACTAGTGGAGGTTGAACTATTAGAGGATGAATAATCTATCGGTTCATTGTAAGCATATGTCCCAATAATGCGGAATCCAGGCATAGAACCACGCATAGATTCAATTTGAGATTGAGCGCCAATACCGTTCAAACTTTCAACAATATCGGACTGAATTAAACTGTTGTGAGCAGTCCACTTAACTTCGTACTTCATTTTACTTTGTTAATAGAAACGAACATGTAATCTTTAGGTTCTTGTTCATTGATTATTACTTCACTATAAACCGCCATTGCATCACGATCCCGACCAGATTCTGCAAGATCGGAACACAAACATTCATGAAAGATTTCAAGACTATCAATCAATTTTTTGCGAGTCTTTTTAGACATAGAGACACATCTCCAAGGGATTGAGGTTGATGGGCATAGCAGTGTAAGGAGTTGTATTATTTACATCTACCCTATCACCACATTTAGAAGAGTTTATCGGGGCATAGTAACACTTTTGTTTTGCATCATAGAATCCCCAGATACAACGAGAGGGAGTATTGCCATTGTAAATAAACCCACGATCATATACAGTCCAGATAGAGTAAAGATTACGCTTAAAAGGTAGCGTCTCATATCTATATCCGTCTGGAGGAAAGTGGGGGAAACTTGTTTGTATTTCTCGTAAGATTTCATCGGGGACATCACTCATTTCTCAACTTTCCAGTGTTCGTTGCCCTTGACAGGAACCCAGAAGTAGTATTTCTTATTCAAAGATTCGAGGAACATCCATTTTTGACCCTCATGTTCACGTTCTGCTTGAACAGCACAAGTATGGAAAAGATCCATCTCGTTTGCAAAACGATTCTTTGCTTTACGAGAAAGGGGAGTAACACAAACTCGTTTGGTCTTGGTAGTCATGAATTAACCTCTCAACTTGTTTAAGATAATGCATCCAGGAGCGGATTGGACGAAATAGTGTGCGGTTTGTTGACCGTCACAGTGTTCCCTTTCGGGATCTTTTTGGTTTGTTTGGGTGCAGAACCCTTCTTTTTTTCCCGATCGGGAACATTGGAAACACCAGAACCCTTGCCACCACTGGGTTCTGTTTTGAGCAAATTACTCTTTTTTTGTGATTTTCGTTTGGCGGGTGGTTTGGGTTGTACCTGCGACCCAGATTTTCGTTTTTTGTATTTTTCTACTTTACTCATGGCACTTTGAAAGGTGCGTGATACATCACTAAGCACACTTCCATTGTGAATGATAACCCACTCTTTATCACCAATGCATGGCACTACTGCCCACATTCCATCGGGAGAGACATAATCTCTCACACATTTTGGATCAAGTAGTGTAGAGTTTTGGTTGTAGTATTTCTGACTCATCGACGGATCTCCGAGATAGCAGGTTGACCCTGATTAAACACCGTGTCTACAACCGCCTGAACCTTTTTAGAGGTGGAGATACCCACAGAGTCATAAACAGGGATGCAGACCAATCCAAAGGTCTTAGACTTGTCACCCAGACGGATAACGCGACCGATAGATTGCGAGATGCCAATATAATCCATGTTGCGGAGGAAGATGACACTTTCCAATCCGTTGACGTTGATACCTTCGGACAGGATGGAGTGGTGAAGAACCACAAACTTCTTGTTAGGATCTTTACCCCATGCATTTAGAGTGTCAAAGAATACCTCACGGTTCACCTTTTGACCATCAATAATTGCACCAGTCTTGGAGGTAATCGTCATCCAAGAGTAACCACGATACGCGACATCTTTGCAGAAGTCGGAGTCACTCAACAGACCCATGATCTGTTTGGTAGTTCTAGCACAGACCAGAATCTTGTCTACATTTTGGTCATCAATAGACTCGATCAGAAAGTCACTATCACGCGACCAGATCTTGAACTTATCCTGAACCATTCCGAGTTGTTTGACAACAACTTTAGGAGGAAGAATGTAACCCTGTTCAACCAACTCAGGTGCAGGAATGTTGCAGATTACCTGACCATAAACCTCAGGCATATTCATCCCAGGTTTGTTGATAGTCAGAGAATGTTTCGGGGTTGCAGTAAAGAAGAAACAACGATCAGACTCGTTAGAGAAATACTCAGTCGCAGGGAAAAAGTTCCTTTTAACAGAGTTATGTGCCTCATCAAAATAGATGTTATTGACCTCAATATCCGACTGACGGATACGATCCAAAGAGTTGTAAGTAGTGAAGATCAGAACGTTCTCACCTGCGGTGCGGGCAGTGTTAGCAAACAGGTGAATCTTCTCGGGGTTAGTAGAAGAGAAGTGATGAGTTTCACCACTGTGAACGTGCATCACATGAGTGTACTTAGTATCAATAAACTCCAGAAACTCTGCGGAGAGTTGTTCAGCAAGAAGGATGCGGGGTGCTACAACAACGGTAGTCATTCCGTTGTCAATATATTTGCAGTTACGGATAATATCAAAGAACATGGTAGGAGTCTTCCCACCACCAGTAGGTATAACGATTTGACCTTTATCGTATGCGAGCATTGCATCCAATGCACGGATTTGGTTAGGACGGAGTTGCATTAACCTCGTGTTCAATAAAATAATAATAACCCCTCACCAGTTGCCTGGCAAGGGGTTTCCGATAAGGACTCCTTATCAAACCAGATAGTTCGATTCGTAGTCAATCAGTTCAGAAGGAATGAGATCTTCGAATACATCTCGGACTGCACCTTTCTCAGGATGGAATAGAGTAATACCGAGGTGATCGTACTTCAAATGAGTAGCAACATGGATGACAAATTGACCATCCCTGTTTTCAGTCAACTGACTGAGTTTGTTGTTCTCATCAGGAGTAACTTCGATAGTCTGACAACACATAAGGAAGAGAGTCTTGAACTTGTCCAGATCTGTCAACCAAATATCTGCGTTGTCGTACACCATCCTTGCAACAAATTGAGGAGACATACAGTGATCTTTAGTAGTCTTATTCCCCTTGCGTTTTGCAGACATTGCTGCAGCACTAATGTAACCCGTTTTGTTAGGTTCTCCTGCACAGAATACCTGATCATACAGGATTCTTGTCATGGATCTTTGTGTAAACTGATTTGCATCTTTCCAAAAAGGAAGAACTCCTCTCATTGCATGAAAAGTAATCTTTGCGAACTCTTCCCACTTATTCATGCCCAGTCCTCCATGTTATCCTTCGAGTCAATCTGCGGAGTGAAGAGGAAGAAACTATCTTCAACAGGATTGTATTTACCTGCACGATAGTCATCAGCAATTCGCAGACACTTCTCCAACATGTCAGACATCATCTGATCCCTCTTGTAGTCACGAACCTTTTGAAGTTTCCCAGAAGTCTGTTTGTTGATGGATGCAACAACTCCAACCTTTTCTACATCTTTGTGTTGAAGAAGCAAGCAAATATCAAAGAAACAACGAGGATCATAATCAAGGTCTTGAACACCACCAGTACCAGAACCACCCTTAAAGGTTTTGTTCAAGTATGCTACATCGTTCACGGGAGTAACCTTGGAACGAGTAGAGAACGCAGTGATCTCAGACTTATACTGAGAGACCCACTGTTTGCGACTCTCATCACTGTAAGACTTTACAGGAGTAATGATACCGTACTTTGCACGGAGTTTCTCACGGAGATAAGGAAACTCGTTGGTCTTCTGGTTAAGACGAATCAGACGGGCATTGATGGACTTGTCATCATCAATGTCGATGATGTTCTTCTCAACCATGTTAGCGAGGGTGAGAATCACATCGTTTTCAGTACGAGGTGCCTTCACATATTCATCATCTTCGTCATTCTCGTTCGACTGATAGATCATCAGATCTTCTTCAGTATCGAACTTAACAAGTGCGACAAAGATAGTATCACGACCGGTCAGATAGTGTGCTTGAAGACGATGTTCACCACACACAAGTTCATAGAGTTCTTTAGAAACTCCTTCACCATGACACTGAATGACAACAGGTTGTTCATAGGTGAAGAGATAACGTCCTTCTTCAATACGATCAACGAAAGTAGCAACAGTCTCCTGAATGAGACCTTCAGCACGAACTTTATTCGTCAGTACATTATCAGTTCGTCGCAGAATCTGTTTCAGAGGAACCTCAACGAACTCAATAAAGGTAAGACCTTCACCTTTAGGAATACGGTTTGCAGCAGTAACCAACTCTACCTTTTTTTCAAAGGAGAGATCAATCGGGTTAATCATAATTTGTTGTAAGGGTTGCGAAGTTTGCATTATGCTTAGACTTGTTCCCTATTGGGATCGTTGTCTCGCGGTGAGGAGTAGTTTTGGGTCATCACCTCATCGGACCATCGTATCTTATCAGAAGTTGTTCAGGAGTGCAAGAGTTTCAGAGTCAAATTGCTCACGAACTCCAGTGTTAGGCAACCAATCTTCAGGATTGGTTTCCATCATCGACGCATAGAGTTCATCGAAATCGTTGTACTCGTAATCAAATTCGTTGTTCATTGCGAAAAGAATCAGTTAGTTTCGACGTAGATGTAATTGGGATGTTTCTGTTTGAAAGCATCCACTTGTTGTTGGTTTTTAAGGAACACCGAGAGGGTAGTATTTGGATGTTCCTTAAAGTAATACTTTACTTGAATCAGGTTCTTCATGCCATCAGTGCTCCACTAGGAATCTCTTGAGATTCTAGATAGGTTTCACGCCACTGGCAAGTATCGTGACAAATCCATTCTCCATCAGTAGTGAATAGATATGCATACTCTTCTGCATCTTCAGTAAGATAGGTGCCGTGGTCTTTGTCAAGACGAGGAGGGCAATTCTCACCACGAGCAGAATAATACTCAGGTTGATGATTCTCATCCCAACAAGTGCTCATATCACCACCATCAATCAGTTCGGAAACTTGCTCTTTGGTGTTGTAATGAGTCTTCAGGATACGACCCAACCACTCAGGATAACCATCCCAGTGATGATAAGCAGAGAGAATAGAACCGTCAGAGAGTTCGATTCCAATGCGGGATCGGGTTGCCATGTCGTTTGATTTGTTTGACCCTCTTAATATACATGGATCAGACGACCGTGGCGCAGATGGTGGACAGTTTGACCAACTGGCACACTACAGTGTTTGAGTCTCCATACCAGTAACATTCATACCCCGACGAATCATCTTCATCATCGCCTCTTGAGCAGAATTAAGTTCAAAATAACATGCCCACTTGTGATCTTCACCCAAATAGTAACCAACCTTATAGAACTCAGTTACTTGCGGTTTCCTTCTCTTCATTCTTCATAATAATAAGTTTTCCAGCAATCAAACCATAGAAGAGTTCATCTAGTCGATCTTCTTCTTGTTTGCAGGAGATTGCTTTCTCTTTCGAGAGTTTAATCAATGCGTTTAGTTCTTCTTCGTTGAGATTCCAGTCAACTACGTTGTGCTCAGTAACTTGCATTTGTCTCTGTCTGTTCTTAATTATTTTAACAGATTTATGAGATCTCTCGCATTGTTTCTTAACATTCTGTAACAAACTTCTCTTCAATAGCGAGAAGAGTTTCGTAAGGAATCCATGCAGGAGTTTCATTCGTAAACTGAACCTGAACTTCTCTCACCTTTTTTTGATGAAACTTAGAGTAACTTACTCTAGTATTCTTAACATAAGAAATTGGATTGTTCATTTTTTTAAGTGCTCCAATACTTTGACAAAATGCATATCACCATGAATATAACCTCCAATTATTATACCAGCAACACACAACATTAACAACCAAAGTGTCAATATAATCATCACATTGTCAGGTAATTTTTTTATGATCATTGTGGTTCACATACTACCATTTGATAATAGTTGCCGTAAGTATCTTGTGCTTGACGGCAGAAATACACTGGGTTCTTTGGTTGTAGTGATACGATCTCATTAAGAGTGACCAATGCAATAGCAAATTGTATGAATGGTAGAACCTTTACTATTGTCTCACGATAATTGTTATTCATCTACCACAAAGAAATAGGGCATTCTGATTTGGTGAATCTCCATTTCATTTCCATGAAACATCCACATTGTTTACATCTTTTAGTAACTTTATTGAATTGAGAACACTCATTACATAAGTCTTCCCTTAATTGTCTTTTTTCTTCTGAAACAAGAAGAGAATTTCCTTCTTTAACTCCTTGTCCAACATCTTTCAAAAATTCTTGAAAGTTCTGCATTTGTTGCCAAAAATCTGGATAATCTTCTTGATTCACGAAATTTGGTGAGTTTTTATCATTCATAATTTTACCAAAATAAAATGGAGGTGTCAAATTTGACAACCCCCATAGATTATATCTATAATAACTCTGTGCAGTTTCAAGAAACAGCTATATCCGGAGTATTTACATAGTTAAATGCTTCAAGTGCACCTTGAATCTTAACAAATTCTTCTTTCTTTGTATTAAACTCTTTCTCAAGTTCCATGAGTTCTTCTCTGAGTTTAGATGATCTTTCATTCAACTCAGTAATCAGTTCCTGTACCGACTTCTTTTCTTCAGACATAATTTTTTTCAGTAAATTACTGTGATTCGAATTTATTTATTCGATTCCAAATCAGAGATTTTCTTCTTGAGTTCGGTAATTTCGCCTTTCAATTCTTTAACTGCCTCGATGAGAACTGCCGTCAAGTTACCATATGCAACTGACTTCATTCCTTCAGAGTCTGTGAGAACTACCTCAGGTAAAATTTTCTCAACTTCTTGTGCAATTACACCAATTTGATGTGAATTCGAAGTTGTTAGATCATACTCAACTCCTCTTAACTCATTTACTTTCTCTAATGGGTTTTCAATAGTCTTGATATTTTTCTTAAGTCTTTCATCAGAGAATGCCGTAATTTGTCCATCAGCACTGATTGCAGCAACTGCTAAATTATTAACTCTAAATTCGTATCCACCAGTACTAGATGGAGTGTCGAAATATGTCTTACCAGCATTACCCCAATAGACTCTATTTTGACCATCTGTTGATGACTGCCAAGTATTTACATCTAATAGAACAATCTTAGAAGTGTCTTTACCGCCAACATACTGAGCATTCAAGTTTGAAACTTGAGTTGTAGATTGAACTTGAAGTGGAGAAGTTCCAGTAGGCAATGCAGATACAAAGCGACCAGCAGTTACAATACCAAGAGGTTGACCAATAGCACCAGATCCACAGTTAATTAGAGTTACTGTTGATCCATTAAGACCGAAGTTTGTAATAATACCACTATTTGCATATATTCCATCACCAGCATCAGTTCCAGGCACTCCCAATCTTCCTGTAACAGAAACATTGTCATAGGTTAATGTTGTTCCACTTATTGTAGTAACAATACCAGAATTGACATATCCAGTTGGAGCACCAATCCAACCAGAAACAACAGAAGTTGTTGTGAATCCAGTGTTGGAATATACGTTATTTCCATAACTATTACCTGTGTGTAGAGTTGTTACTACACCAACAGTGGAATAGAAGTTTGTAATAACTCCATTTGTACTTTGGAAGTTAGTGATAATACCTAGATTGATTCTAGCGTCTGGTGTTGCAAACTTACTATTTACTCTCAAGTTTGTAATAAACGAAGTTGAAGAGTTTAATGTTGTAATAGTTGCAGCAGTACCAGTAAGACTTACTATTGTACTTTCATCTGAACTTGTTCTTGCTAAAGTTGCAAATCCAACATATGGAACAGATAGGTGAGTAACTATTCCAGATTCAGATCTAACTGTATTTGATACAGATATATCATTTGCATTCTGTTGATCTGCATATAGTGTTGTAAATGTACCAAAACCACCAGGAGTTGTGCATACTATTGTCTTAACATCTAGTGTGTCTGCAATAGTAGAAACACCAGCATGTGAAGAGTAGAATGAGTTTTGGAATCTTACTGTTGGAGTTGTAAATGTGACTGCATATCCGGTGACTTCCATGTTACCGAATTGTGCAATATCTGTTACATCACTAGTAATGATAGAATAGTTCGTTGCGCCTAAACCAGAGAATACTGCTGTCTTATCAATCTGAAGAACTTCGAATGAAGCGTTTCCGATTGCTTGTGCACCAGCAAAAGTAACGGCAGAACCAACATATAGGTTCTTAACTTTCAGAGTACCATTGACTTCCATGGCATCTGTGAAGTTATAGATGCCTTGACTTTGACCAATGCCAACTCTATCTAATGTTAAGAAGTCAGCATCTCTTTCTTTGGAAATCATTCCAAATCTACGCCATTCACCATCGGCATAGATGTGACCTAAGTAACCACCAGCACTTGGACTGGATAGTAAATCAATATCACCCGCCTTTTTGGTGTCAGTAGGAGTAGAGATACCTACGGTTAGTTGTTTTGGTTGAGAAGCAACACCTTTGATGTATAGATCTCTGGTTTCAAGTCCCTCCTCAGACGTGCTGGTGACCTTCTGAGAGAAGTTTACTGGACCGTAGAACTGTGAGGTCTGATTATTATTTTCACCACCCTCAACGGTCATTCTCTCCTTAACTACGAGGTCATCGAAGATTCCACTATTTCTCTTCTCTGCTGTAGATGCTTGGGAATCATCTCCAAAGAAAGTAACGATTGGTGCCTCGATAATTTCCTCCTCACCAGTTGCACCATTGATCTTAGTTGCACCTGAGAAGAACTCACCTCTGTCGTTCATACCAGTATAAACAACAGTACCACCATCTTGTTCTCTTGCTTGTGCAATTAGAACCTCATCATCACTTAGAATTCTATCTTGTTTTACAGGTAGACCAGTAGAGTAGTTACCGGGACCAAAACCTAGGTATTCAAATGTATGTCCAGAAGCACGAAGAATAGATGGACGACGTAATTCTACAGGTAATACTTTAATCTTCTTGATTGTAGTACCCGCAACATAACTTGTGACTTTTGTTGAGAATTGTCCTCTTATAACCTGGAAGTTTGATACGGTGGCATCAGAAGTAATTCTCAATATTTCGGAATCAATAATGATAAAATCACCTTTCTTGAATCCATCAGTTGAACTAAATGTTAATGTAGTATCTGTGGATGTAATAGGTGTAGCAAGAGTTGTGGTAATACCCGCATAGATGTAGGATCCTCTACCTCCAAGATTCTCTTCACCAGCACCAAGAGACTTATCATTTGCTGAGAATATCGACTTCAATAGTCTGGTATCAGTTAGATCTATTGTTGGATTGGAAGTTGTTATTCCTGCATTAAATGTAAATGTAGTAACTCCAACAACATCAGATACTGAGAACTTTCTGCCAAAATAGGAATCTGGGTGCATACCAGATATTACAAATGTATTTCCTGATAGTAGTCCATGACTATCATCAGTTGTTACAGTTGCAATACCAGTTTCTTGAGTAAACAACATTGTTGTTATACCAACACCTCTGGAAGCATGATATCCAAGAGGTAGAGATGAATCATTTCTACCAGTGTATATTCCAGAACTTAGATTAGGTACATAAATTTCAATTTCTTTTGCGTTTGGTATACTTGTGATCTTAAAGAGACCGTTTAGATTAGGATCAACAAGTCCACTTAGTTCAATACCATCACCAACATTATTGATAATACTAGTTACTTGAACAACTGCATATGTACCTGGAACTCCAGCAGGGAATGCTGAAATTGTCATAGTTTGACCAACACCATACGCAGCACCAGAATCTACAATAGAGATATTTGATACTGTACTTCCAGCAGAAACTGTAGTTTTGACACTAGCATTTCTACCAACAATGTCCGTATTGAGTAGTTCAGAGGAGTATATTGTTGTACTTCCAACTGAGTTATTGTATCCAGAACCGCCTTCAATAATACTTAGTGACTTGATGCCATTAAATCTGTGTTCAATATCTGTGTATAGAACTACAGTTGTATTACCAACACCAGAAATAGTTACTCCAGTGATGCCAAATCCGATTCTATTATTTCCAAGGAAACTGTTAAGTGCTTCCTTAGTGAGGGATTTTCTTCTATCGTTGGTAGATACTTTTCCAAGAGGGAATATCTCAGCAAAACTGGTTGTAGGTTCTGGATCTACCTGATAGTTATCTCTATCTTGTTGTGGATATAAGTTTTTTACATCCTGGTTGAATCCTCTTTGACTTAAACCAAATCCAACACTTTGATTTGGATTTATACTTCCCAGAACGCCAGTTATATTATAGACACCATCTTGACCATCTCCACCAGGGATAAGTTCTTTTAATTCATTACTTCTGTAAATGAATAGAGACTCTTTAGACTTCTCTCTTTCAAATATTGGTAGTGCTTCAATTTGTTGTTGAGTTGATCTTGAGTTTACACTGTTTAGGAATGATCCAGGATCACTTGTTAATCCAACATAGGTAAATGTTCTGGGATTGGGAGTAGAATATACTTCAAATGATCCATTATATGGGAATAAAATATTTGCAGAAGTGTTGTTCGTACTTATTACATTCTTAATTTTTACGGTGTCTCCACTAAGCAAATTATGTGGCAGTTCTGTGGTTACTGTAACAGTTCCAGAATTGTATTCAATATCTTTAATAACTTTTGGATTTCTTAATTGTGTAGAATCACTTAGAGTAGAAGTTAAGAATGTTACCGATCCTATTCCAGTGTTCTTAGATTCTTGAATTACAAAACCATCTGTTGGTGGTCTAGAGTTTGCAAATTCTTTTGGAATAACATAACGCATCTTATAGAGACGATCTTCCAATCCTCTATTGTCAATTTTTCTTGTTACAAAAGTTGTTCCACTAGAACTTCCTAAAATACTTGTTCCTATTCCTACAACTCCAGTATATACTGTGTTAGTAGATTCATCTCCAGATCCAATAATGTACCACTGACCTTCAGTTGTATCGAATTGAATTGGGTGTCCATACTCTCCAGGTAACTTATCGGAAACACTACTGATAACCTTAAGAACGCCACCAGAGTTAGAAATGCCAATAATTGTATTTCCTACAGTGGTATCATTTAGAGTACTGGATAATTTAATTTGATTTGGATTTAATCCTGTTGTATAAACATAATATATTTTTTCCCCTACAACGTTATTTGGTGTTTCGCCAGTATCACTATAAATTCTTACCTTTTCTCCATTGAAGAATTTGTGATCTTCAGTTAAAGTTAGAATATTTCCAGTAATACTATTGATTCCAGAGTTTCTTCCAACATAATACTCTTTTGCCGATGATGTTGAAGCAGCACCAGTATAAGTTTCACTTGGAACTTGCATTAAAACAGGTGTCGAGAAAGTATTTTCTCCAGTACCAATGTTTACTGATAGATATAGTTCTTCTCCTTTTTTAGATCCGATTCTGTAGGAGTCGATCTGGAATGGTGGAATTAAATCTAAACTCTTGTACTGATCAATCCATAGTTTTGATGTTTGACCAGCAGAAACAATTTTCTGTACGTCAAGTGCTAACCAACTTACGTTTGATACTCTTTCCGCTGGTTGTCTGGGTGGAATAACATGAGTAATATATGCAACATCGTCTCTATCAAAAGATTCTGGTCTGAAACCTGTGGATTCTAGTGATACCGCACCAAAGTTAGAGTTGGAGTTGGTGATGGACATGTCACCACCAGTTTCAGCAACAAAGTGACGTGCGAATCCAATAGCAAATACAGAAACTGCCTGAATAATGGCATTATTGGTCACTTTGATATGAGTACTTTCCCATCCCGATCTATAAATTGCTCTGGAGTTTGTATGTAGAGGTTTATCTCCTTCAGATACAGTTTCATTATCGTTGTAAATACTCGTTTCTTCATCATATAGAATGAATGCATCATCATCTTTTTGCAGAGAGATGCCAGTAAACTGAGCAGTAAGCATGGATTTAAATCCAGTTGCTTTGTTACCATCTGCCCACATACCATTCATACCAAATACTGATCTCAAGGTACATGAGAAAATATATGGTGATGCTGATGAAACACTATCAGACTCTACAATTACCTGTGCATTTGATATTTGTGCAATAGTTGGTAGGGCATTTCCAGGAGTTTCGGGAGCAACATAGGTGAACTGTGTATCACTATCAACATTACTTACAATGAAGGATCCATTATATGAATCAAAACTGGTTGTAATACCAGAGAGCAATACAGGAGTGTCTTTGAATAAACCATGTGGTTCATCAGTAATTACGGTAATTGTTGGAGTAGATACTACACCATTACCGGATCTTATACTACTGATGCCAATGGAGTCAGCACGTAAGTCTCCAACAATTCTGGATTCATCAATGGATGCACTGAAATCTGTATTTGAGGGGAAGTTTGTTAGACCTCTACCACTGGTATCTCCATACGCAAAACTAACCTTAGCATAATACATGTCAAGGTCTGTTAGAGGTATAGATTCTGTACCTCCTAAGATTATATTATTAACACCGTCTGCATACTCAAATACGGTTAGTTTATGGTGAGAGTAACTTGGAGCAACCTTGATTCCATATGAATCCTTATAAACTGCTCTGAGTGGGTCTCCATCAAAAATAGTAAATGCAGTAAAGTAACAAGTACCAGTTACCTTGAACATTGATGTTGCTTCAACACCATCATTTTTTGGATCTGGTATATACAATGGACGAAGTTTTGTTTTACGGAGGTCTAAACCTACGATCGAAGTACCTCTTGGTAGGATTACACCACCATGAACTGAGTTAAACTTATATAAATCGTTATTCTCGTCAAATATTTCAAAATTTGATAGTTCAGAAAATTCTTGAATAGATGCTCCTATTGTTGTCCAAGCACCATTAAGTAACCTTTTGAACTCAGCAGTACCCCCTTGATTTGAAACAGAATATCCAGGTCTATTATCAATATAGTGAGTTCCAGGATATACTAATATAGTTGTTGTATCTATTCTATCGTTATTTTCTCCAGGTACAAATGAGAATCTAGACGCCTCTAATACCGCTCTTTGGATCGTTTTAAATGGTCTTGTTAGAGAGTTACCTCTATTCTCAAAACTATCAGTAGCATCAAAATCAGAAGGGTTTACATATAAAATATTACCTTCAGCATTTTTTAGGAAATTCTCTAATCTACTTAGGGGCATCTTGGTTTCCTACAGTGACAAATCTATTCTTTTTATATTTAGACACTAAAAAACCTCCCCTAGAGGAGAGGTTTTAAAGTTCACACGGAAGGGATTTGTCGCTGGTGTTATAGTATCACCAGTTTTTATTATACTATATCTGTGAGTTTTTTGTCAAAAATTTTAGTTTTATTCTATCTCGCACATATTGTAAGTATTTTTCATTATTAAATTTATTTGGAAATTTCCAAGTTGGTTCTTTTTCTGATTCTCTTGGGTGTAAATACCAATCAAACATTAGATTATATCTTGCACATGTATATGTTGCTTTAAAATTGTAAGTAGTGCTTGGTATGATGTATAAAGAATTTTCTACTCCTTTTAAATATTTTATTTCATTTCCTATGTTTGTCATTATGCCTGTTTTTTCAGATTCGGACTTTAAGAAATATACAATTCTAAAGTGAGTTAACTCTTCTACTCCACATCTTTCATTAAGCCAAACATCTCTATCGTCTATAGGAGTGCTAATTAAATTCCCAATAAAATCACCTAATGTAGTGGAATGTTCCAACCAACAAGAATGTGCAGTTACTAAACCCTTATCAATATTAAATCTATCACAATATTGGAACATTATATTTTGCATATGCAAAGAAAATTTATTCCATTTATCTACCGAGTATGGAAATTCTAAATCTTCACGATAAGAATTATCATCACAAATTTTTAATCCGTGGCAATCCAAGATTGGTTTAGTTATTGATAAACTATGGCCATTCTTATCAATAAGATTATATTTCAATTGTTTATCACAATCTTCGATCAAAAAATCAATCATTTCTTGATCAAACACATTTGATACTTTTACTATGTCATCTCCAAGAGGACTGTTTCCAGTTGAGTCTGTCATTTAATTTTTTATCTAGAACTATTAAGTATCTATGCTTTCTAGATCTAATACGCCATTCTCCTTCAACACCTTTAATAGAACCTCTAGAATGTTTGGTTCCATCAGAGTAGTAAAAATCTTTTTTTGGATCAGTTAATCCATAATACTTAAAGTTACATGCTTTGTATATTGTTCCAGAATGATGATCAGCGTCAGCATAACTAAGAATAGCACGAACGTCAGCATCTTTCCTAAATCTTTTGATGCACCTACTTACAAACCAAGAAGTTATATTATACTCTTCTTTTTGAACTTCTGGATCTACACATAGACGAGAGAGTTCGAATAGTCCCTCTTGTTCATCACGTTGTAAACCAAATGCACCTACGGCAATTTCTGGGACAGGGAGACCAGTAAAAATGCAAGCAGCAAGACACTTCCCAATTCTAAGGGGGCATTCCCACTCAGTATGCCTGAAAAGTCCATAATTATACCCCGATTTGAAGTCTTTCGACTCATCTTTTAGATAGTGGTGAGTATAAAGAAGATCTTTTATTTCTTCTTTACTAACTCTATCTATGTAAAAATCACTCTTCACTGGGTATAATTACTTACTTTTGTTTGTGTTTCACGATATATTCTACTGTATTTGCTACATCATTCATAGCAGTTCTTAGATCACTTTGGTTTCCCGTATGTTGATCCATTGTTTGTGGATCGGTTAGGGACCATCTCCATTGATCCATCTGTTCGTTGTGCCAGAGATTAATGATCATGGTTTTAATTTTATTTAGTTTTTAAGCCACAAGTCGGACTTGAACCGACGACCTACGGTTTACAAAACCGTTGCTCTATCCAGCTGAGCTATAGTGGCAAAAAATCGGATTATTTCCGATTATTTACTTATTTCTTATCAAAATTGAACAGTCCGTGATAGGATCCCCATACTTGTTCATCTGTATCTGGATCATGTCCAGTATCCGAAACTTGATAGTAATCTGGACCCAAATAAGCTTCTGTTTTTAAATAAGTATTATTTCCGTTTTTTTCAACATAACATTCTTTACAAACATTAGTACCGTAAAATCTGTCTATGTCTGCATCATATTCAAAGAGTACGTCACAACCTTCTTTGTATAATCTTTCTTCTGTATCTTCATATGATTTTAGTAAAATTTTACCATCTTCCGTTTCACTTACTTCTACTATAGCAACTCTATATGGATCTTTATCTATAATATATTTTTGTGAAATTCTGAAATGAGTTTCATCTATCTTAGTGTGATTAACTTCAATAAGAGCAAATTCTCTAGGCGCATGAAAAGCTTGACGTTGATTATCGAAATAACCTTCAAAATATTCAGTAAACTTTGTGATACTCATTTTGAAAAAAAAAATCTTTT